ATTGTTACCGTGAATACGGTTACACCGTCAGTTGAACAAATGGCAATAGCAATTAAAGCTAAGCCAATGGAGCTACTTGCCGGACACACTACAAAGAAGGCAACGCTTGAATCATTAATTAGCGAGTTCAGCAAGACAAATAGGCAGGGAATAAAGAACGCCATAATCGGTGGTATTCTAAGCGGCGAAACAAGCGGACAGATTACGCGAAATATAAATCAGCTTGTCAATACCAGAACAGCAAATCAGGTTAAGGCACTGGTTAGAACGGCAACGGCTCATGCTTCGAGTGTGGCAAGGGATGAGTTTTTGCAGGAAAACGCCGGACTTATGGAAGGCGAAAAGTTTGTAGCTGTGCTTGATGCTGGCACTACTTTACAGTGTGCTAATTTAGACCAGACTGTTGGCGAAGTTGGCTCACTTCCAAGACCGCCGCTTCATTGGGGTTGTCGTTCGACAATCGTTCCTTATGTGAACATTGACAAGCTATTGCCGGGAATACAACTAAAGCGAGCAGCGCAAGGCGGGACTGTTGCAAGAGGCACTACGTATGAGCAATGGCTGAAAGGCCAAAGCAAGACGGTTCAAGATGAAGCACTAGGAAAAGGAAAAGCGGAGTTATTCAGAGGCGGGTTAAAGCTGGAAAAGTTTGTTGACCCGACAGGAAAAGCGTATTCGTTATATGATTTAAAGAAAGTGGAGGCGGCACTTGAAAGCATTAATTAAGCAACCGGGCAGAGTAGGCGATTTAATAATCTGTTTGCCAATAGCAGAATATTACTCACAAGGCTTTGAGGTATTTTGGGAATGTCCGGCGGAGTATCATTCACTATTTAGAAACATTGACTATTGCAAACCAATAGTAAAAGCTGAGAATATTTATGACAAAATTATTGATATTAGCTTTGGCCTGACAATGGGAACAAAGATTCAAGAATGGTGGACAGAAGTAAAGACACATTGCCAGAGCTTTGTCAATGCTAAATACTTCTTGGCAGAAGTGCCGCTTTACAAACGCTGGACGCTGAAATGGAACAGAAACTTTGAAAGAGAAAATGCGCTTTATAAATATATCGTAGAAAAGCACGGCACTTATTATCATCTAGTGCATGAAAAGACACATAGCTATTCTATTGATTTGCAAATGGAGCACAAGGTATTGTTTGAGCCAATAGAAGATTACAATATCTTTGATTGGTATAAAGTAATTCTTTGCGCGGCATCAATCCACTGTATAGACTCTTGTCTAGCTAATTTTGTTGATACAATCGCGGACGTAGCAATCAAGAATAAATACTTTTATCAGGACAGAAATAAGAAGTCAGGCATGAGTTACCTTGATACAATTCTGATTAACAACTGGCAGAAGGGCATAGATTATAGCCAATACATTAAAGAACACAATCAAAAAGGTTATCTAGAGTGTTAAAATGCAAATAATAGAAAAACTCAACGGAGCGAACATTGAACAAGATTAATCTATTCACATCATACTGGGTAACAAACAACAAAATCAGGCAAGCGGAAATTGATGATACGCTTGAAAGGAATATAGCTAATCCGCTTATTGACAGAATATTCCTTTATCTTGATGATAACTATATACCGCCGATATTGAGACGACCAAAGGTTATGATTATTGATCGTGGCTTTAGACCGACTTACAAGAATTATATTGACTTCATTAATGGCCATGCTCTTTGTGTAAATTCTTACAATATGATTGCCAACGGCGATATTTATTTTGATGATACTTTGAAGCACCTCAAAAAGATTAATATGGAAAATACTTGTGTAACGCTTAACCGATGGGAAATCAGAAAAGGCGCGCCGCCAAAGCTGTTAAATCAGTCAGGCAGTCAGGATGTGTGGATATTCAAGGGAAAGATTAAGCAAGCACTTGTTGACCTTTCGGATATTCCGTTGGGCTTTTCTTGCTGTGATAATGTTTTTTTGTGGCGGATTTACGAGTCAGGTTATAATGCTGGATGTCCTTCATTCGATATTAAGGCTTATCACAATCACGCCTCTTGTGTTAGAAGCTATCAGGAATATACAGTTGAAAAGGGCTTTGATAAAAACAGGATTCCCGGACACCACATGTATATCATTCCACATAAGATAGACTTGAAAAAGAAGTCAATATCTTTTGGCAAAGAATACTATGACACGCATCATCCTTATTATGTTGTCGAGCATATCAATGACAAGGATTTTAAGCCTGACCCGCTATATCAATTCGTTCCGCAAAATCTAAAACAATGTAGAGCTTATAGCACTAAAGAAGTTTATGAAAGAATTAACTCCGGAAATAGAATTGTATTTGCGCTATTTACATCCTATTGGCAGAGTGAAAGACAAGCAGAGCTTGAATATTGTCTAAAAAAGAACATAGACAATCCGCTGATTAGTATTATTTATTTGTTTTGTGAGAACGCTTATCCTAATGTGGAAAGCAACAAGATTGCCATTATTGATATTGATAGGCCGCCGACTTATGCCGATTATTTTGCCAAGATTAATGAAGTTAATCCGCCGCGAAGCATTATAGCTAATTCTGATATATACTTTAAGGAATCAATTAAATACGCACTGGATATTAAGCCAGATGAATGTTACGCACTAAGCCGATATGATATATTGCCGGACGGGAAAAGGAAGTTCTTTAAGCGCAAGGATAGTCAAGACGCTTGGATATTCGCCGGACAAATAAAAGAGAATGTTTATAGTGATTTTCAGCTTGGCATTTTGGGTTGTGATAATCGTATCGCCCATGAGCTTCAGCAAGCAGGTTATAAAGTAACAAATCCGTCAAAGACAATTAAAGGCTATCACGTTCACAGCAAGCATATCGGGCACGATAAGTCTTTAAGAATACCAAAGCCATACTTACACATTCCGCCGTGTATGTTACAAACAAAGAATATTGCAAAACCAAGAAGGAGACCGTTAAGCCATGGAAGGTAAGGTTATCAGCGTAGCCAACGCAGCAAAGCGCCTTAATTGCTCAAAACAGGCTATTTATGAGCGTATCCAAAAAGGTGAGCTGGATAAAATAAGCACTACCGGAAAGCGCGGCTGGATGGTTACGGTTGAGAGCATTGAAAGATTTAAAATTAGAAAACTTCAGGAGGCAGACTATGAGTTTGAAATGTAAGCAAATAGAAGCGTTATGCTATTCGATTATTGAAAAATACAAACCGCTGATGTTTTTGGATGCTCATAGTGTTTCCATTAAATATAACAAAGACATGAACGAAAGCAGCATAATGGAATGTGAAGCCAAGTTTCCGTATTTTGACGCTGTAATTCATTATGGTGACAGTGCTTTAGAATTATTTGAAAACCATAAAGGTAACAAAAAAGAGCAAAGAGAAGTGTTTACAGAATACATAGTCCATGAGCTTATTCATATAATTACAGCCGGATTAGCAGATAAGGCAGCGCAAAGATTTGTTTCAGAAAACGAAATAAGCCGTGAACTGGAAACACTGACTGACCATGCAATGAAAATCATAGTAAATCTTGCTAAATAAAATTTCAAGCAAAACTAGACATTTTTACATATCTTAATTTAGAGTAAAATCATTCAAATAATTCTGTTGGATAACAGAAAATCAAGCACGCCAGAGGAAGCTGGCAAGGTCTATGGAGGATACCATGAAATTAAAAGTTGACGATAAAGGAAACGCAGTAGTTGTTGATGGAAAGCCAGTCTATGTTTATGATGATGGCAAAGAAACACCGTTTGACGCTCTTTCAACAATTGCCACAATAGGCAGATTAAACGCCGAGGCAAAGGGACACCGCGAAGCCAAAGAGGCGGCTCAAGAGAAGCTGAAGCTCTTTGAAGGCATTGATGATCCCGAATTTGCAAGAAAGGCAATGCAGACGGTTAAAAATCTCGACATGAAAAAGCTGGTGGATTCCGGCGAAGTCGAGAAAGTAAAGGCCGAAATCGCAAAGAGTTATCAAAAAGAACTTGACGAAATTAAGGCCAAGAACAAAGAGCTTGAATCGCAACTATACGCTGAAAAGATTGGTGGTGCTTTTGCACGTTCACAGTTCATTGAAGAAAAGCTGGCAATACCGGCAGATTTAGTTCAAGCGCGTTTTGGCAATCTTTTTGCTGTTGAAAATGGCAAGGTGGTTGCTACTGATCTGAATGGGAATAAAATTTATTCTCATGCACGACCCGGCGAATTTGCTGACTTTGATGAAGCGTTGGGAACGATAATTGAGCAATATCCACGTAAGGATGAGATTTTAAAAGCATCAAATTCAAAAGGCGGGGATGCTCACAAGAACAAAGGAACTACTGGCAACAGTTTAAAGCGTTCCGAAATGTCAACAAAGGATAAGTCCGAATACATCCGAAAACACGGACAAGAGGCTTATCTAAAATTGCCAAAATAAAAAATTAAGGAGTTACTTACATGGCTACATATGATGAAACCATAAATACCGATATGAAGATTTATGACCTTGAATCACAGACCTCTTATCTGGAGCGTATTCAGGATGTCATAGATGTTTTTAATGCGCTTTCGCGCGGGACAATTAACTTTCGCAGTGAGGCTATTCCTGGCGATTTCAAAAAGGATGCGTTCTATAAAATTGCTGGCTCTGTCTCACACCGTGACGTAAATTCACAGGCCGATGTTGGATATACTAATATTTCAGCAGATGAAATGGTCGGCGTTAAATCGCCTTGGAGTTACGGCCCCTATGCGTCCACCGATGAAGCGTTCAAAAGACGCGCCCGCAGTGTCGCTGAATTTTATCAGCTTTGCGGTCAGGACATGGCCGATGCCGTAATGAAATACTGGCTGGAATGTGCGCTTGCATCTCTCGAAGGTGCAATCAATACCAGTAAAACGCTTGTAGTGCCTGTCGATTTAACCACTTATGGTAAAAAGGTATTTACCGCCGGCTTACGTCCATTTGGCGATAGAGCTGACCGGATTGCGCTCTGGGTAATGAACTCCAGTCTTTTCTTTGATGTTATTGACGAAGCTCTTGACGGTGAAAGAACCGAGGAAATCGGAACTGTCATTTACGGTGGTTCTCCCGGCACGTTAGGTCGTCCGGTTCTGATTACTGATGTCGCTTCTGATGACACCATTCTTGGATTACAGGCGGGTGCAATCAGTGTAATTGAATCACAAGCTCCCGGAGTTCGTTCCTATCAGATTAACGATAGAACAAACTTGGCTATGGGGTTCAGGGGTGAAGGTGTGTTCAATATTGAAGTGCTTGGCTTCTCTTACAGCGGTTCTGCTAATCCGAACAAGACCAGTCTCGGAACTTCTGAAAACTGGACACAGTATGCCACTGACGATAAGAATTGCGCCGGTGTTTTGATTGACACGACTGAAACGTCATAAGTAGCTCTTGACGATATAAATGGCGGGGGTTTTAATACTCCCGCCTATTAAAAAATAGGGAGCAACTATGCGAGTATTATTACTGGCTCAAGGTAACGGCTTACGTTGGGATGTTCCCGGTGCGCTTAATGATCCTACTGAAAAAGAACATCCATTTTTAGGAAAGCCAAAACATTTTGTTGTTATTGACGGTGAAACGGTTTTAGACCGTGCAAGACGCTTATTTAAAGAGCGTGGTTGCGAAGTTATTTTAATCGCGCCGAATGATGACAGATACGGTGAGCGAATCACACTTGATAATCCATTCCCTACAAAAACCAATGAAGATAAGCTATTAGCTACAAAAGAGCTGTGGAATAAAGACGGCTTAACAGTTATTGCGTTTGCTGATTGCTATTACTCCGAAGATGCTATTGATAAGATAGTATCTCATAAAGGCGAGCAATTCCATATGTTTCGCAGACCGTGGGCAAGTGCCATTACAGGCCACAGATGGGATGAAACCTTTGCCGTGTCTTTTGGTGCAAGCGACCATGAAAGAATTTTAAAGCACTGTCATAGAATTGTTGAGCTTGTGAAAACAAAGCGTATTAAAAAAGATCACATGCGAACACTTTACGCTTCTTTGCTTGGTCATTCAGATTTACACGAGAAGGTTAGCCCACGAGAATTATTTACAACTCCCGGACAAACTATAATTGACGACTGGACAGATGATTTTGATTCACCTTTGGAGTGGACTAACTTCGTTGGCAGATATTACGAGCATAAAACCAATGTAAGTATTTGCGCTCCGTGGCGGTATGGTTCTCCAATGCGAGAAGCCGCAAGAATGTTTGTTCAAGGCTTTTATGGCGGAAAGATAATTTACGGAACGGCCGAAGGTGAAACCTTTAATCGTTCTGCCGCACGAAATGCCGCCGCGAATAAGGCTTTTGAAA